AAATATATAAAATTATAGAAGACGAATAATGAATGTAAAATTACCAAACAACCAATACTTTACTCCTATCAAAAAAAGAACTAGTATAGGTCGTTCTTCAAAAAGCAGACCGAAGAATAAAAACAAGAGACGTCAATTCGTCAAATATAGAGGACAAGGATAATGGGCAAATTATGTGCTAAAGGCAAAGCTGCCGCAAAAAGAAAATTTAAAGTTTATCCGTCCGCTTACGCTAACATGTATGCAAGTTCAATTTGCTCTGGCAAAACAGTTGAGGGTGGAAAGAAAAAGAAAAAAGCTAATGGTGGCATGATTAATAAAGTTTCACAGCAACGAAAAAAAATATCTAACTTCAACCAAGGTGGAATTGCAAAAGGTTGTGGTGGAGTTATGGAGAACAAACGTAAAGTAACTGCTGTTACATAATGGCTAAAAAAGGATTAAGAGCATGGGTGAAAGAGAAGTGGGTAGATATTGGAGCCCCAAAGAAGAACGGAAAATATCAACCTTGTGGAAGGTCAAAGGGGAGCAAAAGAAAATATCCAAAGTGCGTTCCACTTGCAAAAGCCACACGGATGACAAAGTCGCAAAAGGCGAGTGCTGTCAGCAGAAAGAGAGCTGCAGGTAATCCAGGTGGGAAACCAACTAATGTCAAAACATTTGCAAAAAAAAATACTAAAAGACGTACGTAAGTGGTCAGAAGAATTTTTAGAAATACCTAATAAACATTTAGGTGGAATGCCTGCTTGTCCCTTTGCAAAAAAAACTTGGAAAGATAATAAAGTTGTTGTTGAGGTAAAAAGAAAATTTAAACAATATAAATCAGAATTAAATATTCATTTAAAACAATTAGACTTTAGTGTTCATGAAATATTAATTTTTTGTGATCCATATTTCAACTATACATTGGATCAATTTCAAGACATTATAGATGACTATAATGATTGGTATAATGAGAAGGATATATTTTTTATGGGTTTTCATCCCCTCAACCCAGCAAATGAGGAAGAACAAGAGTTTTTGGTCACTCCAAATGGGAGCACCCCTATTGTAGAAAGTGATTTGAAGTATTCTATGGTCTTAGCACAAAAGTTCTCGCAATTACAGGAAGCTTCTGATAAATTACACAGAATTGGTTATTATAAAAAATGGCCAACCGGGTACTATCAAGACGTTGTAGTATCTAGACATAAAACATATAAACGAATATTCGGAGGTCGAAATGAAGAAAAAGTCAGTTAAGAAACGTGGCGGTGGCATGATGCAAAAAATGATGGGTGGCGGAATGATGGGCCCTAAAAAGAAACAAGCTATGAAAAAAGGTGGCGCTGTTAAGAAACGTGGCGGTGGCATGATGAAGAAGAAAAAGTAAATGCCAACTTATGCTACAACAGCAGATTTTGATTTATCTATAGATGATATAGCAGAAGAAGCTTTTGAACGATGCGGTCTTCAAACTCGTAGTGGATACGATATAAAGACCGCAAGACGTTCTATTAATCTTATGTTAGCTGAATGGGCTAACAGAGGTTTAAATCTTTGGACAATTCAAAAACAAGAAAAAACTTTACCTGCAACAACAACAGAATTATCAGGTGTTAATTTATTTGGTGCGGGAGCTGAATCAGCTCAACAAATAATAGACATTACAGATGTCGTGATCCGTGATTCAAGTAACAATGAATTTTCAACAACATCAATTAGTCGTTCTACATATTTAAACTATACCGTTAAAACAACCAGCGGAAGACCAAGTCAATACTACTTCGAACGTACGATAAACCCAAAACTATTTCTGTATCCTGCAGCAGATACCACTTACACTCTAGTATATTATGCTCTTGTTCGGATGAAGGACTCGGGCGATTACACAAATAATACTGAGATTCCTTTTCGATTTCTTCCATGTTTAACTGCTGGTTTAGCTTATTACATAGCAATGAAAAAAGCGCCAGACAGAATTCAATTATTAAAACAAATTTATGAAGATGAATTTCAACGAGCAGCCGATCAAGATGGTGAAAGAACAAGTTTATTTTTATCCCCTAAAATTTATTTACCTGGAGTTTAACAATGGGCAAATACGCATCTGGTAAATTTGCAAAACGTATATCAGATAGATCTGGTATGGCTTTTCCTTATAATGAAATGGTTCAAGAATGGAATGGATCATGGGTTCATATCAGTGAGTTTGAACCTAAACAACCTCAGTTAGAACCTTTACCTTTAGTTACTGATCCACAATCTTTGCAATATGCAAGATCACAAGTAGCAGACTCAAGAGTTTTTGTTGGTGGTGCTTTAGGACCTATTGATGGAGGCTTTAAAATAATAGATAAAGCATATACTGGAAAAGGTTTTGGAACTACTGTAAATCAATTTGAAACATTAGATATGCCTGTTACTAATTTTTATGCAAATGGAGTAGCTTACGCTTCTACTCAAAAAAGCATGATGCCTTTAAGTATACAACAACCAAATAAACCTACAAGGTTGATATCTGTCGTAGGTAATGTTACAGTGAGTACGTCATGACTGATTATTCCGATTTAACAAATAACATAAGAAACTATACAGAAACAAGCACTACTGTACTTTCAGATGCTGTCGTTCAACCTTTTATAGAATCAATTGAAGATAAGGTAAGAAGAACAGTAGATTTAAATTATTACAGAAAATACGACACAGCAACCCTAACAATTAACAATGCTTTTTTACCACTTCCCGCTGATTGGGAAGCAACGAGATATTTGCAATTAATAGATGGTTCAAATAACAGAACTTACTTGATACAAAAAGATATTTCGTTTATGAATGAATACGCACCTGATAGTACTGCTACTGGAGCTGGAACGCCTAAATATTATGCTGACTGGGACCAAGACACACACTATCTTGCGCCAACCCCGAACGCTGCATTAACTGTAGAGCTCGCATACACGTATAAGCCTCCTGGTTTAACAAGTACGAATACATCAACTTGGTTAAGTCAGAATGCTCCAAACGTGCTATTGTATGGTTGTATTATAGAAGCACTTGGATACTTGAAAGGTCCAGCAGATATGATACAATATTACGATAAAATGTATAATCAATCTTTACAGGCTCTAGCCACATATGAGATGGGGCGTGACCGTAGAGATGAATTTCGGGACGGCGTTATTCGTATCCCTCTCGAATCAAGGAACCCATAGGAGATTATTATGGCAATTACTCAAGCTGTATCTAACAGTTTTAAAGTGGAGATCCTGAAAGGCCTACACAATTTTACGGCAACGACAGGGAACGCTTTTAAATTAGCACTATACGATAACGAAGCAACGTTGAGCAAATCAACGACTGCATTTCAACAAACTGACGAAGTTGGAGCATCAGGCACTTATGCTGAAGGTGGAGGAGCGTTAACATCTGTTACGCCTGCATTATCTTCTGATACGGCTGTCTGTGATTTTAGTGATGTATCATTTACAAGTGCAACTATTTCAGCACAAGCTGCTGTAATTTATAATAGTTCAACTGTATCTGGTTTGACTACCAATGCATCTGTTTGTGTACTGGATTTCGGTGCAGTAAAAACTTCTACTTCAGGAACATTTACAATTACATTCCCAGCAGCAGAAGCTACCGCAGCAATTCTAAGAATCGCATAGGAGAATAAATTATGGCCACTATCCAAGGATGGGGCCGACAGACCTGGAATTCGGGTGCTTGGAATGCCTTTGCACCCGTTACCGCTACAGGTAATGGTCTCACTTCAACAGTTGGTTCTGTATCAACAATAACAACCAATATTTTTGGTGTTACAGGTAATCAACTTACGTCTAGTATAGGAGATGCTACTCAAGCAAGTGAGTATGCAGTATCTGGTAATGCAGTAACGTCGACATTAGGCACAATGCCTAATCCAACGATTGTTAATAACGAATTTTTAACTGGATGGAATAGAGGTGTAGGCACAAGTTTACCACTAGGATGGAACGCAGCATCTTGGGGTAATGGCGATTTTATTTTAACAACAAGCAACGGATTATCTGGTGCTTCAATGACTTCTTCTCTTGGAGAAGAAACACCAACAGGTAATGCTGATGTCACAGTTACTGGACTAGGTACTACTTCATCTTTAGGAACGGCTGTAGCCACTGGTGTTGCAATTGCAGCGTCTTCGGGCAATGTAATTACTTCATCTTTAGGAACTGAGACTGTCACAGGAACATGTGTAGTTACTCCTACTGGAATAGGAATGACTTCTTCTCTTGGGGATGAAACTGCCACTGGTGTTTTCCAATCAGGTTGGAATAGAGGTGCTGCAGGGGACACTGGGATATCGATAGGTTGGAGTGATAACCTTTGGAATATTACGGAACAATCTTATTCTGTCACAGGAAATCAACTATCATCTGCTAGAGGAACAATAAGTTTCCAAGGTGATGTAGCACCTACAATTACAGGTGTTCAAGCTGCATCAGCTGCATCGACTCCTGGAACATCAGTGTTTGTTACTGGTGTTCAATCAACAACTTCAATAGGAACTTTCTCAATATCAGGTGATAACAACTTGACCATTGTTGTTACTGAAGAAGGAATGGTTTCTAGAACAGGAACTTTACCACAAACTGTTGATATACCAGGTGTAGTAGCAACGTCCTCTCTTGGTACTTCTGTTATTACAGGAACATGTAATGTTACTCTTACAGGTATTACTACCACTACTTCTCTTGGTACTGAAACAGTTTCTGGTTCTGCTCCAATAACAGTAACAGGTAATTCTACAACTTCATCAACTAATACTCCAACTTCAGTAGTTGGAAATGCTATTGTAAGCCCAACTGGAATAGGTTTAACTGTATCTTTAGGTGACGAAACTCAAGAAACGAGCTATGAAGCTCCTAGTGTTTCTCTTACATCTTCTTCTGGTTCTGTAACTATATCGGCAACTTCTACTTTGACACTTACTGGTGTTTCTGTTACAAGTAGCACAGGGACTCTACAAGGAACGTTTTGGTCTGTTGTAGATGACTCTAACTCGGATATAAGTTGGACAGAAGTTCACAAAGCCGCATAAAAGTTTTGACAAACTTTAAATTAATAATTAAAACTTTACATAGGAGATAAAAAATGTCGTCAACTTATTCAACAAGTTTGAGAATAGAGCTTCAAGCTTCAGGAGCAAATTCTGGAACCTGGGGAACTATTACAAACAACAATTTTTCGCAATCATTAGAGTTTGCCATTGCTGGGGTAACTAATGTTGCATGTGGAAACAATGCTGTAACTACACTTACAAATGGTGATGGACCACAATCACAAGCTAACAATCAAGCACGAAGTGCTCATATCAGATTAACAGGTGCACATAGTGCAATAAGAATAGCTCAATTTCCAGCTACACAAAAAGTTTATTTAATTTCAAACGCTACAACAGATTCAGGATCTTCTGGTCCTTATGCTATGACTGTAAGACTTGGAGCTTCAGGTAATACACTTTCAATAGCTAATGGTACAACTCGTCTTGTCTCTACAGACGGTACAAACTGGTTTGATGTATTTTCTTTAGGTGGATCATATGATCTTCAAGGCCAAGCTTTAGTTTTGGATGCCGACGCAGATACTACAATAGACGCACCGACAGATGACCAAATAGATATTAAAATTGCAAACATTGATGTTGCAAATGTTACTACAGCTAACTCTGGTGATTTAGTAATTACCAATGCTGTTCAAGATAAAGATATAACTTTTAAAGGTGATGATGGTGGAGGAGCCATTACTGCTTTAAGTTTAGATATGTCTGATGCAGGTAAAGCTACCTTTAATGGTGTAGTTGATGCTGATGCAGGTGTCACTGTTGATAACATAACAATTGATGGTACAGAGATTGATTTATCATCTGGTGATTTAACGTTAGATGTCGCTGGTGATATTATTTTAGATGCTGCAGGAGAACAAGTAAGATTTCATGATGGTAGTGCTCTAATAGGTATGGTTAACATGGATTCTGATAATTTAACTATTAAAGTTGAAACATCAGATAAAGATATGATATTTCAAGGTAATGATGGAGGATCAGCCATTACAGCTCTAACTTTAGATATGTCTGCTGCTGGTAAAGCTACCTTTAATGACGACGTTGTTGCTTTTTCAGATGAAAGATTAAAGAGTGATATTAAAACAATTGATAATGCTTTAGATAAAGTTTCACAAATGAGAGGTGTAAGCTTTGTTAAAAATGGACATAAAAGTATTGGTGTTATTGCACAAGAAGTACAAAAAGTATTCCCAGAAATTGTATCTACAGAAAAAAAAGATGGAGAAGAATATCTTGGGGTTGCTTATGGTAACATTGTCGGTGTCTTAATAGAAGCTATAAAAGATTTAAAAGATCAAGTTAACGAATTAAAGAAAGGGTAGCACATGCCAATTCCTGGTTCAGGCACGATAGGTATTAACACTATAGTACAAGAGTTTGGTGGTAGTGCACCACACGCAATAAGTGAATATTATAGAGGTGGTCCTCTTGTAACTCCAAACAATACAGATGTTCCAACATCTGACACAATTGCAATAAGTGATTTTTATGGTGCTGAAGATCAAGCATTTATTACTGCTCAAGGTGGATCTACTGCAACTCAAGGAAACTTTACAAGACATACATTTACTGGTCCAGGTACATTTACAGTTCAAACTGTTGGAAATGCTGCTGGATCTAACACTGTAGATTTTTTAGTTGTAGCTGGTGGCGGTGGCGCTCCCGGATCAACTCCTAGACCTAATGGTGGTGCTGGAGCAGGTGGTTTTAGAACAAACAATCCGGGAACTACTCCTGGAACTGGTGGATTACCCGTTTCTGCTACTGGTTTTCCTATTGCTGTAGGTGGCGGTGGTGGTTCGGCTAGTAATGGATCAAATTCAAGTTTTTCAAGCATTACATCCGCTGGTGGCGGTAGTGGTGGAAGATCAAGCCCCGATCAAAATTCTGGTCAAGGCGGATCTGGTGGCGGTGGAGCCGTTCAAGGCGGTCAAGGTGCAGGAACAGGAAATACTCCTCCTGTATCTCCTCCTCAAGGAAATAATGGTGGCTCAGGAACACATAGATCAGTTGCTGGAGGTGGCGGCGGTGGCGGTGCAGCTCAAGCAGGAAGTCAAGGTCCTCAACCCCCTGGTGGTTCTTGTAATGGAAGAGGTGGCGGTGCAGCAGGTAATGGTTCACCAAACAATATTACTTTTTCAGATACAACCTACGCTGGCGGTGGCGGTGGCGGAAGTGGTGCAGGCCCAGGTGGAAGTATGTCTGGCGGATCTGCGGGATCTGGTGGCGGTGGCGGCGGTGGCGCAGCTCCCGGTGGTAGTGGACAAGCAGGATCGGCTAATACTGGCGGTGGAGGTGGCGCAGGTGCAACTTCTGGTGGCGGTGGATCAGGCGGATCTGGAATCGTTGTAATAAGGTATAAATCATCATAATGGCACATTTTGCAAAATTAAGTGAAGATAACGTTGTTCTAGCAGTTGAAGTTGTAAACGACTCCGATTGTTTAGACGAGAGTAATAACGAATCAGAGGCTGTTGGAATACAACATCAAACAACAGTTCATGGTTGGAATCTTTGGAAGAAATGTTCATATAATACTTACGAGGGACAACATAAACTTGGTGGAACACCATTTAGAAAAAATTATCCTGGTATTGGATATACGTATGATCCAGCAAGAGATGCTTTTATAAAACCTAGACCATCTGGTATGGATTCTTTTATTTTTAGTGAATCAAAATGTATCTATGAGTGTCCAGTTGCAAGACCTGCAACAAGCACTGATAAATTTGAAGAGCTTGATTGGATTGAAAGTAGTCAGAGATGGGAAAGAAAGTTTCCTACAGTAGACTCAGATGGAAATGATATTTACCCTAGTGATATGGAAGAGTATTGGAATCCAGACACAAGCAGTTGGGTATCTATATAATATTAAGTTCTGTTAAACCAGTGCTTGTACCTAATGTGCCTTTATAAAACGTATTAAAAGCTAAACTTACTCTAATATTATTTCCTTTTTTTATATCTACTTGATGCTTTGTTGTTGATGGAAATAAAATTAATTCTCCAGTTTCTAAAGGATACCACCATGTATCAGAGTTCCAAATATTGTGTTCCTTTATAGTTGGTTTAATTTGCATTACATGATTTGGATTTGTAAATGTAATTGTATCATTTTTATTATCTGCATTTAAATAAAACACCCCAGAAATAATTGAGTTTGGGTGATTATGTTTGTGATGATATTGATTTTTTTCTGTATAATTTAACCAAGATTGAGTTATGTAAAGCTTGACGTTATTTTTTGGACAAATAACTTTGTGTAAATAATCATTGCAGCATGTACCTAAAAATTCTTTTATGTTTTTAAATTCTTTATTATTTAAAATATAATTATTTTTTGTGTTAAAATTTCCTTTATTTTTAATACAATGTTTTTTTTGTTTATTTACAAATTCTAATTCTTTTTTTGTAAAGGCTCTATCTATGTTTGTTTTATAAATAGGAGTGGCAAATAAACTGTTTATAATCATTTAAATAAAATTAATATTTATATTTACTCTTGTTTGTTTATCAGTTTGAACACAACTAGCGTGATTTAAGTTACCATTAAAAATAATTACTTGATTAGCCACTGATAATATTTTTTTACCATTCTCAAAAACTGTAGATCCATTATTAGTATTAACAGAATAAAGAGCAACCATGTGTTCTTTCTCTTGATCAATATGAAAATCGTGCTGTAATTGTTTTTCTTTCCTTGTGTATAAATTAATTTTACTTCTGATAATATAATTAAAATTTAATTTTCCTAAAATAGGCATTAAGATAGTATTAAAAAAATTACTTTTAATTCCATCAGATGCATAGAGATGATGAAAAAAAATAAAATCATTAATTGAATCAGGTTTTAAATCTGAGCTAACATTTGAATTAAAAAACCAAGGAAAATTATTTCCCATAACAGTTTGATTTATTTTTTCATAAATATCTAAAGGAAGAAAATCTTGAATTACTGTTACGTCTTTATAAGGAGTCTGCATTTAAAAACTTTATTGATAATAAAATCATGTTCTTGCCTGTTTGATTAGGAAGAATTGCATGTTGTAGATGTGAACTAAACATGGTTAAAATGTTTTCGTGAAGTGGAATTTTAAATTTTTGTTTTTTAAATCTACCGTTGCTGTAAGAAAAAATTAAATTTGTAGGGTTTTTGTTTTCTTTAACAACTAAAGGATATAAGGCAGAAACATCATATGAATCATTGTGATAGTCCCAATCATTAACATGATTATGAAATGTTAAACTTTCATTGGGTCGTAATACAATAGCTGAGTAACCAGCAAATAAAATTCTATGATCGTGTTTTTGAAAGTAATGGTCGGCTGCATACTCACCTATCCATTTATAATATTTCATAAATTGTAGTTTTGTGTAGTAATACTCGGTATAAAAATCTTCATTATTAACTCGCTCATTGTTTTTCCAAGCTCTAGTTATTTCTTTTATTATTAATTTTTTGTCTAATGATTTTTTTAAGGTTTCAGAAATTTTATTTGTAACTACAAATTTTTCAGAAAATGTTATTTTATGCATTATTTTTTCTCCTGTTAAAAGGTGTACCTTTTTGTTGTAGCCATTCAATATTAATATTAAAAGCAACTCCAACTCTAGATATATCAGATGTATGAGTATCAGTATAGTGTTGAAAAGGACCTGGAAAAATATACAAACTATTTTCTTTTATAACTTCACTACTTTCAACATCTTCAAAATAAATTTTTGTTTGATCAGGACACCTAGCATAATATGCACCAGACCAGTTATCATTACCATGACAATGTTTCCTAGTGTAGTCTCCCTTAAAGTGTTGCATACCCCACATATTTTTTACATATAGTTTTCTTTCTTGTGTCCAATGAGGAGCTCTAAGAGTTATTACTGTATTAAGATAAGATGCTATTTTTTCTTTTAATAAAAGATATTCTTGATGCTGCAAAAGTTCATTAACTTCTGTTACATTTGCTTTTACATTTGTTGATTTATCCAAGTAATCTTTTTTAGTTAACTCAAGAGTTTTATCTAAAATAAGTTGTTGATAATCAGGTTCTAAAAAATCATCAAAAATATAAACGCACTGTGAAGATACGTTATTGTATTGGTATAATCTAGTATTAACAAACATTTGAAATAGAAAGGTTACTTGATATAATTTTTCTTGTACCAGAATTTTTACTCAAAGCATCATGAAATAAGTTACTAGGAAATATTAACATTCTTCCAATCTTAGAAGGATATATTTGATCTATCTTATCTGAAGAATAATTTGAAGATAAAAATCTTGTTTCCCCTAAATCCGATAAACAAAGAACAGAAGAATAATTCCAATTTTCAAAATTTGGACGCATCGTGTCTGAATGTAAATGTGCTGAGTGCATAGATTTATCAGTATAACAAGCGCTCCAATAACTTATCATTTTAAAATCTAGTCTTTGATTGTCAAAATAATGTGAGATATTATTTATTAAATTTTCATAAGATTGATTTTTACAAGGACCATAAAAATCTGTAAAGTAAGTTCCACACGAACCGTTGTTAAGATTCTGATTATTTATTTTTATCATGTTTTCTTCTTCTAAAAGAAAATCTTTTATTACATCATTAATTTCATTTAAATTAAAATCAAAAATAAAAATTTTTGTAGGAAAAATATAATCTATGGATTCTTTCATTTATGATTTATTTTTAAAATCTACAGTTAAACCTAACATTTCTTTTTCATCAAATTTTCTACATAGTTTTTTGTAAGGACCATTTTTATCATTGTAATGTAAAAATACTTGAACTGCTTTGTCACCTTCAAAAGGTTCTCTCCAGTGTTGTAAATCACAACCTTTGTAAATCATTAAATCACCTGGTTCTAAAAGTATGTTTATACCTTCATTATCAATACCCCCTGTTTCATCAATGTAAATGGGCCATGGATCACCACCTAAATTTAAAGTTGCAGATATCTCACATGCAGGTCTGTCTTTGTGTCTTTCTAAAATATCTCCATACTTATAGCATCTTGTGTATGTATATTGTTGATGCAGATCGACATTAATTTGTTTTGATAAAAAAGGTAACATAGTGGTGGATAAAGTTTCCATAGCAATATCTGCGTATGAATTATATGAATTTGGTATTTGACTATCACCATGAAAACCAAAAATAGTTTCATAAGGAGAGAGATAATCTTTACTTCTCATATAATAATAAGACTCTCTTTTTAACAAAAAATATCTATAGCAAAAACTAGCTAACTCTTTAGACACAGCTCCTTTGCAAATCTCATAACCTTTTTCTTTAAAACTCATTTTATATCCTTTCCTTTTAATTAAATGGCCAACCCAAAGTCCACATCACTAAAGAGTATCTTGTTCCAGCCGTTACAGGAGTTACTTTGTGTAATAAAAAAGATGGAAAAACAATTACAGAACCTTTTTTTCTTGCTTCTTTAATTACTATTTCATCACCAAAAGAATTTTTAATAACAAAATCACCGCCCTCGTATTCAGAACCATCGACCAAAGGTATAGTCATTGATATTTTTCTAATCCTTCCAAGAGAAAAAGCTGCATTTATATCATTATAAGGCTCATCATCCATATCACTATGCCATCCATAATGACCATTATCTACGTATTTTGTAAATTGAACTGGTTCATGTCTGTGGTATTCAAAATTCCAACCTGCATTTCTATTAGCGTGAAAAACAAAAGGCGTTAAATGTTTATGTACCCAAGGTTCTTTTAACCATACTATTTCAGATTTTCTTTTAGGAGCTAAGTCATCTGTATTTAAACCTATATTTTTTTTACCCCCTATTTGTCCACCCATAAATTCTTGTTCTTTTGCATATCTAATTACATTGTCACAAAAATTTGAAGGTAAACATCTTTCAAAATTCCAATTCCAACTTTTAAGAATCATTTTCTGTTCCTTTCATAAATCTTTTTTCTGTAGCTTTAATATTAAAATGTATAAATTTAAAAGGGTCATTCTTTTGAGGACTATATTCATGCATCATGTAAGAAGGCATTATAATTAAAGTTCCGGGATTTATTTTCCACTCTATAGTTGAACTAGAACTTGTAATAATATTTTTATCTTTTTGAGGTAAAGCAATCATTTCTAATCTTGTTCTCGGATCATAAAAAATAGGATATGATCCAGTTGTCTCTAAAAAATAAAAACCAGAAACATGATTATTAGCGTGAACGTGAGGAGCGTGCCTGCCTCCACCTTCTTTTGGAAATTCTTGAACCCACATTTCAGTAAAATGTAAATTGTAATTGTTTAAATCATAGCCCATGTCCATAAGAAGATCAGCAGATTTTTGTCCTACATATTGACAGAAATCTTTTAGTTTTGCATCAGCCGCTATATCTAAAGAATGATAAACAAAACCATAATCAGTTTTTCTTTCTTTAATTACTTGTTTAAATTCTTCTTTTGTTTGTTTTAAATAAGGGTCACAAGCATTATTTATATCTGGTAGCCATTCTGGTTTTTCTTCGCAGTAAATAGGCGTTGCAAAATAATTATTCTTTTTCATTCTTTTTCTGTCCCTTTCATAACACGAATTCCCTGTCAAGAAAACAATTATAAAAAGATTGCTTGATATATTCTATACACATGTTTAAATTGGATCTCACCCAAAAATTATAAATCAAGGAGATATTATGGAAAATCAAGAAGTATTGAAGGCTATAGCTACCCTTGCTGATAAGGTGAGTCGTTACCACGAACGTTTATTAGCAGTGGAAAGAGAAAACGAAAAACTACAAAAAGAACTATTAGAACACAGAAATGTGCCTCATATACATACAATTCAAGGTAAGTCACATAACTCCGATGCAACTGTTATGGTAACAGGTTTAGATTCTGATATGGAATGTGAAGCTTGTAGTGCTTAATTACTCAGGAGTTTCACCCAACATATCTGCTAATGAAGGAGCAAATACTTTTACATCTCTTCTAATTTTTTCAGCAGTTGTAGATGTTCCTGGATCATCAACGTCAGCTTGAGCTGCAGCTTCAGTATCATACTCAACACCTGTATCTACATGTGTAAGTGTGGTTTCTGTTTTTACTTTATAGTGTGGAATTCTTCTTCCATCCTCAGTCGTAATGTGACCTAATAATTCTGCTGGTTCAACAATTGGCATTTTTATCTCCTTGTAAAATGAATATTGAAACTTACTACAATTCTATCTTCTTGTGAATTATTTTCCTCTACTTCATGATTTAAATAAGAGGGAAACAACAATAAAGTTCCATTTTGTGGTTTAAAATTAACTCTGTGAGCTACATGAATACTATGATTCTCTACTTTTGGAGGCGATAAAACTTCCGCTTGAGCTTTAGGATCATGAAAAATTATTTGCCCACTATCTTCTGGAACCTGTAAATAATACACGCCAGACAAAAAATTGTAAGGGTGATTGTGCAGTCTATTACTAGATCCTGGAGGATTAATTATACCCCACATACCTGTTATTTCAGGTGAATAATGTTTTTGTACTCCTAAATGTACAAAAGCTTCATCAGCAAAATTAAATATTTCAGTTTTTAATTCAGTAAAACTTGGTTGTGTATGTAAATTATCTTTACTATGCCAACCACCATTAGTGCTTTTACCTTTAACACCTATTTGATCTTCTTTTTTTAATTCAATTACTTCATCTTTTAAATGAGAATAGCCCTCTAAAAGAAATGAAAACACAGGGGTAATAAAAAAAGAATGTAGATTAAGTTTTGAATCATTCATTATAATTCTCCTTTTGTTATTTGCATAAAACTTGCTATGATATGCACTTGATTAGCAGCGTTAGCTTGAACTTTAAGGACATCACTTTCTTGTAAAACTAAAGGCTGTGTTAATAATTCTGTAGTTGTAACTGTAGCAACACTCTTTGCTTTGAATACTTCAAAGGTTGCACCTCCTCTGACAACTTCAACATCAACTAAAGTTGTTGAACCAGAGTCATTACAAATTAAAAGAGAT